GGCAGCCAGGAACGGCAGCAAATGTACCGCACTGAGATAGTTAGAAGCATAGCTTCTCAAAACGGCATCGGCTCCCTCATGAGGTTGTCCCCCATAATACCTGAATGTCTCAGGAAATACCGCCTTGTTCACTATCTCTTGAATAGGAACGTCGGGCTTACCCTTATCCCAGAACGCACCCAAGAAGTGTGGCTTATCCAGTAAAGTCTTAGATACATTAAGCTGCATCCCAAACTTTCCAAGATACTTTGACCAGGACTGAAGGTCAACATCACCAACGACACTCATCAACACATCATCGCCCAAGACAAACAAAGATCTTTTGTTCACCTCAAAGCCAAAACGCGATGATAAGGCATAACACAGAGCAACATTACAGATAGAATCAATTACCTGAGTAAAGTAGCTTCCACTTGGAACGCCATGACACTTACCCTTGTAAAGATGACCATCTGGCATTACGATAGGAGTGTACACAAAATAGTGAACAATCTTATCCCAACCAAATTTGTCAAGATCCTCCTGTTTGAACCACGTTGCAATGATTCTAAACGCTGCTCGAATCATAGTTTTGGACAAAGTAGTGTCATACTTGGAATAGTCCATCGCTACAATCCTTCCCTCAGACTCTACGACATACCTGTGAATGTAAGCACCGAGCTCACACTTCGACATGCCGAAGGCCATGGGATTTCTCCTATTTAACATGACATTAATGAAGGGTCTGGCGAACCTTGCCTCCATAATAGTCATCTCAAGAGGATAACCCCACACGAGGCGTGTTTTGTTGCCCTTCTGTGTCCTTTTGTAGGCCACACAAGGATTGGGTGCTTTGGCTCCAAAACGAATCTGACTCTCACGATCAAAAGAGTACGCTAAAGAATTCGCTTTGCTGGTCAAGAGAGGCAGTCCAGCGGACTTACTCAACTTGAGAGCCTTAGAGATGACCTCGTAATCGCTCAGAATCTTTAAAGGTTCCAAACGTTTTGGTTTTGAAAATATTTGATAAGCCCTCTCAAAACCATAGCGCAAGTGCTCATCCATGCACTCGTAGCCATCCCATTCTGTCGCATACCGCTCTAGGGCAGTATACAATTGCGTAGGATCATACACTGAACGAGGATCTTCCTCCCAACTGAAGCCCTGCTGCTCAATGATCCTAGCCACGTGATCGTCGAACACAACACTCGGGTTTGCCGTGTTCATCTGGGAGATATACCGTTTGAGTGCTACTCGTCGAAACGGCCCCATGTCTTGCAACATAGTTGAACGACCTCCTAGATACACGTGTGACTTACGGTCACCAGTCGGTTAAACACGGAGAAGTTTAACCTACTGCTCGTGTCTCAAACGAGACTACCATCTCTGGCTAATCCTAAGATCAAACGTCATTGATAATAGGTCGTGTGATCAACTCACAGTGAGCTAAGCTC